CCAGCTGGAGCTTGAAGAACGAGGTAGAGGGAGGGAGCAGACCGAGCATCAGTTTAGATGCCAGGGTCACAACTCCCTTCGCACCTACCGATTGCCAAGGAGTCTTGAACCGAGTGTGATCGGTTGTTGTCTCCTCATGCATCAGCAGAGTAGGGATCGTAAGCTTAGAGCACTCAAGTGCAATATCGAGAAAGGCAGTACGGCCACTGGTCAATTCATGATACCGTTGCCGTGCGCTCTTCATCAGCTACCACCACCAATGTTAAGACCTTGACCTGGAGAAGTCTGCAGAGTTGCAGTACCAGTCTTCATACGCTGTTTCTTCTTAGCGCCAGTATCTTTCTTTTTCAGAGCAGGCTTCTCTTGCGTTGTTGCTTCAGGAGCAGGGGTAGCAGCGGGAGGCTTGGTCGGTTCAACTTTTTGAACAGGTGCAGGAGCCGGTGGAGGAGTAGGCATTTTGGGCTCGGGCGGTTTGGATTGTCTAAAAGGACCTACGCACATAGTTAATCTTGGGATAATTTTTCTCTCAAAAATCTAACGACCGACACCTGACCAGCACGGTAGGCAATGTCTTTTTCAGACAGCGTGTAGTCAGGGAAGGTGTCAGGGAATAGTTCGTCTAGTTCTTCTAGCAGCCGATCAAACTCAGCCGTACTCAGGAAGATTGACATTGGAGTGCTCAAAAAAGGCGGGCATACGAGCACGGCGGGTAGCAATAAGTCCTTCTGCTTTGCCACTATACAGAAGGCTGTCGGATTGCTTCAGCCAGAACTCACGGTCAAGATATGGGTCAGTAGGGTTAGAGCCCAGAGGCTGCATGATCCAAGCTACGGTAGCTTTGCGGAGCTTGTCCAGGTTCTTGGTCACAGTAACACCAAGCTCTTTACAGACGAGGGAGTTCGCGGCCACATGGACCTGCTCGTCTCGGCTGATGTCCGCACTTACGGTGCGGCATCCTGCGTCTCCGTTCCATCGGAAGAAGGGGAGCAGGACGAAAAACACGGACCTCTCAAGCACCATGGCCTTGAGCACGGGATGCTCCTCTGCTTCGATCCACGCCTTCTGAATGGCGTTTGCTTCTGGGATGTCTTGGAGTTTGTGGGCTTTTGCAATGTAGTCAAGAGCGAGGTCATGCTTCTCTTCGTCCTTGATGTTGGACTCAAGAAGTTCTTTGGCTTCGATAGGGAAGTCTTTCTTCAGTGCACCTTGGATGAAATCACCAACAGGGATCTCCAGGTTGCGGAGGGACAGAGCCCGAAGCATAGCTTCTTCGGACCCTTCTTTAAATTTGCCTGCCTCCACTTGCACGGGAGTCCAGGTACGTTTACGAGCGAGAAGTTTCTGATAAGGATTCATTCGGCACAATCACATTGAGGTTCTTTCTTGTCATCATAGAAAAGAGATGCAAGATAGTCATCAACTTCACTCTCATCCAAAGCCGCCAGGGCATCACTCTTGTCTTGAGTATCCGGCATTACTTGAAGTGAATAGTAGAGAGAAGTTTGTGGACTATCAAGCCACTCTTCGATGAAGGATTGGTTGTAGGTCACAACGTCGCTCCAGCTATTCATGGAATATCCATGCATCAGTCCTGTGTTTTGGAACAGGATCATAAGGTTATCGGCAACCTTGCGGTATGCCTCCCAGCCCACGTCAGAAGCAATCTGCACGGGACCGTAATCAAAATGTTCTACACCAAAGGTACCGCTGTCACGGTCCACCTCCGTAGAGATGGGTGGAGCAATCTCAGGACAGGTGGTGTACCCGTCAAGGTCCTGATAACGATAGCTACACGAAGCAGTAGGGGCAATGGCGAAGGCACGCACCATGTTATGGGAGCGAGCCACAGTAGCTGCTGCCTTGATACCACGGTCGAAAGCGAGCGCAAGATCGTAGGCAGGGCAGGGGTCAAAGTCATAGTCTCCATTGGCTACAGCTTCGAGAGCTTGACCAAACTCTCCGTAGCTTATTCCGTACCTCCGTAAGAGGTTAGCCAGTCCAAGGAGTCCGAGTCCAACTTGTCTGTCGACCTTGGGTGACAGGTACTCACCAGACTGTCCAACGCCCGTCTGGCTATGGAGTGAGCACAGCTGGGACATACCTGTAGCGAAAGCGTCTGGTAAGTTTGTGAGAGTACAGGCACCGAGATTAAGGTGCTGCAACAAGCAAGTTCCACGTGAGGGCAGGTAAACCTCAAGGCAGACGTTTCCGTAGATTCTGTTTCCATTGTCATCGTACCTTACTTTGTTTAACCAGATGTCACCTTTCTTGATACCTGTAAGGAGCGCCTCGATGACCTCATCACTCGTTGCTTCCCACCAATCTGGTGTGATATTGACGCAACGCTTGACCCAAGGTAGATCACTGCGACTAGCAGTAATAAACTCAAGGACATCGTCATGATTAAGATCCAGGTGACAGACAATAGCTCCATTTTTATAATGCCCACCCCGTCGAATGATCTCGTTAAGGGTGGAGTAAATTTTTGCAAAGGATACAGGACCAGATGCGGTCAGTCCTTTGCCGTTCTCTGCACCCTTGGGACGCAGCTTGGATAAGTGAATAGCGCAGCCTGCGCCAAAACGGAGAGCGTGAGAGGCGAAGCGCCACGACGCCTCAATGCCTTCAGGCCCTTCCATGCTGTCCTCAACAACGAAGACAGTGCACGAGACAGGCAGGCGAGAGTTTGGGTCATCAATCCATTGCTGTACACGTCCGGTGCGGGCGATCAAATCAGTGGACATTTGTTACGAGATCAGTGAGAATAGGGGGTTTATAGTTTGGTCCCTTCAGGACCTTGCCGTCAGCACGGCGGATAGGTGTACCGTCCAAGCCAAGCTTAGACATGTTGGATTTGTGGACACGGTGCAAGGCTTCTTCAAGATCCCACTCCATGTTCTCTGCATACTGAAAGCATACATAGACAAGGTCAGCCAACTCCTTCAGCTCTGCATCATAGGGCTCAGCGGTAGTTGCGTGGACAAACTCTTTGTACTCTTCAGCGATCAAATCCCGTTGCATAGTCCGGTTGTCCAATGAGTTCTGGATCCCATACGAGCTGCGGAATTGAATCGCTTGATCGCCTAGGCTTTGGTTCGTGCAATGCTGTGTGCTGGAGTTCATTTTCAAGGTAGTGGATAGCCTTTTTAAGGTCTTCAGTCTTTGTGTTATCACCCTTGAAACCGGCTCTGCAAATATACTTAATCGCATTGCCGAGATGATAATTGAGGTCTTGGTCACGGATAAAATCCCAGACTTCTATGGATCCTCGGGTGTAATGAGTGGGTGATTCGGCCATTGTTTAACGAGGTTGGCTACGGTGTTTGATAGTACAAAGTTCTGCTCTTGCAGAGCGATGAACACTGTAATCAAATCTTCCTTTGATGCTTTGTCGAGAAGGTCATTGAGCCTTCTCATTTTGAACTGTTGCTCCATTGTCAGCTTTGTCACCGGGGGTGGTGGGAGGCTGCCAAAGGATTGGTTGTCCGAGTCTGAAGTCATAGTTCTCGTACTGCAGGATCTTAGCAAGCCGAGCGTTGAGTAGAGCATCGTCGTCTGACAATCCTTTCTCTCTGTAGGCTTGGCACACAGCTTCCCAGTGGAAGTCATGTTTGTCAAGGAGATCAGCAGCACGCTTGACTCCGATGCCAGGACAGCCAGGGTACCCATCAGTGGGGTCACCTGCTAGTGACTGGATCATGTGCCAAAGGTCACCTTCCTCCTTTGTAATCTCTTCAACGTCACCCTTCATATCCCAGTAAGCACCGGGTACTTGGCGCATGTCCTTGTCAGGACTGCACAGGATGGTGCCTTCAGAACCAGGCATCGTTGCATCAATGCCCAGTGAGTCATCAGCCTCAAGGCCATGGCGAGTCACAGTGGAGTAGTTCTCGTGACACCAGTTGACCAGACGTTTGTATCCCAGGGGCTTCCTGCGATTTCGATGACCCTTGTAATCGGGGTAAATTTTTTTACGAAAATTTTCAGAGGATGAGAAGTACAGGATAACACTGTCATCCATCATGTCCTTTGTGAGTTTCTTGATCTCACGCTCGAACATCTTTA